GTCCAGCAGCCCGCGCAACCTGCGCGGCAAGCAAGGCCGCGTGGTCATCGATGAGGCGGCATTCCACCCCGACCTGCCGGAACTGCTCAAGGCCGCATTCGCACTGCTGATTTGGGGCGGCAGCGTGTCCATCATCAGCACCCACTTCGGCGTGGACAACCCATTCAACGAGCTGGTGAACGATGTGCGCGAGGGCAAGAAGCCTTACAGCCTGCACCGCATCACGTTCGATGAGGCCATTGAGCAAGGGCTATGCAAGCGCGTATTCGCCGCCAGCAAGCGCGAGTGGAGCGAGGCAGCACAAACCGCATGGGCAGAGGAAATCCGCGCAATCTACCGCCCAAACGATGCCGAGGAGCTTGACTGTGTTCCATCGAACAGCAGCGGAGCTTACCTATCGCGCGCCCTCATCGAATCGCGCATGAGTTCCGACGCGCCAGTGCTGCGCTATACATGCCCGCAGGATTTCGAGCAGCAGCCAGATACTGTGCGCGAGGATCACGCCCAGGACTGGCTGGATGTCGCTGTTGGCCCATTGCTGGCTACGCTTCCGCGCACCGCGCGGTCGAGCATCGGCATGGACTTCGGTCGCAGCGGCGACTTGTCGGTGCTTGTTCCGCTGCTGGAAGGGCAGGCGCTGGAACGCACCTGTCCGTTCCTCATCGAGATGCGCAATGTGCCGTTTCGCCAGCAAGAACAGATCGTGTTTTGGCTGACAGACCGGCTGCCGCGCTTCAATTACGGCGCATTTGACGCCCGTGGCAACGGCCAATATCTCGCCGAAGTCACGATGCAGCGCTATGGAGCAAACAGCATCGGCCAAATCATGCTCACGCAGAACTGGTACCTGGATCACATGCCGCGCCTCAAAGCCGCGTTTGAAGACGGTACGCTGGCCAGCATCCCGAAAGACCGCGACATTCTGGATGATCTGCGCGCGATCACCGTCATCAAGGGCATCCCTCGCTTGCCGGAGGGCAAGACCAAGACCGGCCAGGGCCAGCAGCGCCACGGTGATGCGGCGGTTGCGCTGTGCCTGGCATGGTTCGCCGCCACGCAGGGCGGCGGCCTCATCGAATACCTAGAAGTGCCGCTGCGCACCGAACAAATAGATCAACCTCGCGGCGGGAACTTTATGCGGCCTCCACCCGATACAGACTACCAGGCCGACATGGGCCGACGCGCCTGGTGATGGAGATTCTTTATGGCAATTCTTGACCAGTTCGGCAAACCTATCGATTTCGAAGATTTCGACCAGCCACAGACATCGCGGCTGGTTGGGCTTTACCACGAGGTGGCAGGACACCCGTCGCGCAATCTCACGCCAGCGCGACTGAACTCCATCCTCCAATCAGCCGAAACCGGAGACCTGATCGCGCAGCATGAGCTGTTCCGCGATATGGAGGAGCGTGACGGTCATGTGTTTGCCGATTTGAGCAAGCGCAAGCGCGCCGTCATCAAGCTGTCATGGGATATTGTTTCGCCGCGCAATCCGAGCAAAGAGGAAGAAGCGGCCACGGCCTATGTTAAGGAGTTGCTGCTCGACATGCCTGACCTTGAAGACTTGTTCTTCGATGCGCTCGACGGCATTGCTCACGGCTTCTCTGCCATCGAGTTGGAGTGGCAGCGCGTTGGTAGTGACTGGACGATTGTCCGCGCCCACCATCGTCCTCAGACGTGGTTCCAGCTTGACCGAGATACGCGCACCGGCCTATTCCTGCGTGACGGCACGCTCAACGGTGCAGCCTTGCGTCCGTTCGGCTGGCTGATGCACATTCACAAAGCGATCTCCGGTTATACGGTGCGTTCCGGCCTTGGCCGTGTGTTGGTGTGGCCGTATCTGTTCAAGCACTTCTCGGTTGGCGACCTTGCCGAGTTCCTCGACATCTATGGCCTGCCGCTGCGTATCGGCAAATATCCGTCGAACGCGAGCGATGCGGAAAAAGCTACGCTGTGGCGCGCAGTCGCGGGAATCGGCCACAACGCGGCAGGCGTCATTCCTTCGGCTATGGCTATCGAGTTCCAGGAAGCCGCCAAGGGTTCTGAAAAGCCGTTCGAGGCCATGATCAAGTGGTGCGAGCAAACACAGTCCAAGGCCATCCTGGGTAGTACGCTCACCAGCACCGCAGAATCCACCGGCCTTGGTTCCGGCGTGGCCGAAATCCACAACGAGGTGCGGCTCGACATCCGCGACAGTGACTGCAAGCAGCTCGCTGGAACACTGACGCGCGACCTGATCTATCCGCTGCTGGCGATCAATAAAGGCTGGGCAGATTTCCGGCGTTGCCCGCGCCTTGTATTCGATGTCACCGAGGGTGAAGACATCAAGACCTACGCCGACGCGCTGCCCAAGCTGGTCGGCATCGGCATGAAAATTCCCACGCAGTGGGCACACGAAACCCTGCGGATTCCATTGCCAGCTACCGACAAGGAAGAAGTGCTGGCCGTGTCCGCGCCTGCCGCTCCAGCGCAGGATGATCCGAAACTAAAGGGCAAGCAGACCGACACCAAGGCCGCATTGCTGGCCGCGCTACGTGATGCGTCCGGCGAATCAGATTTTCCTGACCAGGCTGCGCTCGATGGCGCTCTGGAGGAGCTTTCGACTGTCCTGCAACCACAAGTCGCCGCCTGGCTCAAGCCCGCGCTCGATGCGCTGGCCAAAGCCAGCGACCCGGAAGCGGCGCTGGCGATGCTTGCCAGCGAAAACCCGCTGACCGATGACGCACTGCTTGTCGAAGCCATAACTCGTGCCTTGTTCGTGTCAGAACTACTTGGTGCGGACAGTGTCCGGCAGGAGTTAAAGCCGTGATCGACAAAGCAACCCTGCTGGCTGCGTTCAACATGCCGCCAGAACAGGCGGTCGAATTCCTGCGTGGCAAGGGTTTGCAGGTGAGTGATTCATGGCGCGATCTGTGGCAGGCCGCGCATCGTAGAGCTTTCACTGTGGCGCGGTCTGCTGGTTTCGACGTGCTGGAAGACATCCGTTCCGCTTTGCTGGAATCCATGACCAAGGGTGAGAGCTACCAGCAGTTCATCGATAATCTGACACCTACACTACAAGCCAAAGGCTGGTGGGGAAAGCAGATCGATACGGACACGGGCGAAATCACTGTTTATCCCGGCACCAGCCGCCCGGTTGAGCTAGGCAGTCCGCGCCGCTTAAAGCTGATCTACGAGCAGAACCTACAAACCGCGTTCATGGCCGGACGCTGGCGCGGCATGAAGGATGCCACGGCCACACACCCTTACTGGCGCTATGTGGCTGTCCTGGACAGCCGGACGCGGCCCAGCCACCGTGCCATGCACGGGCGTGTATTCGGGCACGATGATGCGGCGTGGTCTGTCGCCTATCCTCCAAACGGCTGGCGCTGCCGCTGCCGTGCTCAACCATTGACTGCCGCCGCCGTGCGCCGTGATGGATACACCGTTCAGTCCGCTGATGGCTACATTCAGCAGGTCGATGTGCCACAAAAGGATGGCTCCGTGCTCAAGGTCAAGCGCCTGCAACTGCCAGGCATGGATAAGCCGTTCCAGCCGGATGCCGGGTGGGATTACAACCCTGCTGCCGATTACCACGGAGGTCATCCGTGACTTCGTTTTCCGCTCAGATCAAGGGGGACGCATCGGACAAATTGGCCGCTTTGCAACAGCGTCTGAATAACCCAGCCCCCCTGATGGCCGGTATTGCCGCCGAGTTGCTATCCATAACTGAAGACGCATTTGACCGAGAGAGCGTTGTCGGCGGTGAAAAGTGGAAGCCGCTGGCGCTTTCCACCATCCGGCAGCGTGAAAAAAAGGGACAGTGGCCTGGAAAGAAGCTGCAACGCTCAACGGCTGGCCTTGCCGCCAGCATTCAGCCGTTTCACAATGCTCATCAAGCTGGCCTGACGGTTTCCAAGCCATACGCAGCTATCCATCAGTTTGGGGGGATGGCTGGCCGTGGTGGTAAGGTTGAAATTCCTGCTCGGCCCTACTTGCCGGTCAAGATGGAAGGTAGTGGTGTGGAGCTGACGCCAAAGGCGCGGTCGCTGCTGGAGGAGATGTTGGCCGATTTCGTCGAGCGTGGTTTGTAATGGCCTGACGAACTTTCTGGATGCATTTGCAACTGTTGCAAGTTATTTTTATGCCCCTTCCTGATTCTTCCCCCTTGTTCCGGGTTCTTCCCGCATTTATCGTGTTTTTCCCCTAGTATTTATCGTGGTTCCGTTCACCACGGCATGGCGCGCTGCATCCCATAATGAAAAGTAGTGCGCCGTATCAATCGTGGGTTCACCGGCCTGGTAGGGAACGGACAGACCGCCGCCCGCGGAGATGGCGTGCAGGTCCAAACCCTGCGTATTCACTACCTCTACCAGCTTCAGCATGGCACCGCACACTTCCTGCAAGTGCGCGTAGTCCACGCCTGAGCCGATGTGCATGTGCAGGCCCTGCAAGGCCAGGCCGTTGGACTTGATCTTTTCGCAGGCGCGTACCAGGTCGCCATGCCAGATGCCATGCTTGCTATGCTCGCCACCGGTATTTGTTTTCTTGGAATGGCCATGCCCGAAACCTGGGTTGATGCGTAGCCACACCGGGTGCCCTGGGTTGACCGCACCCAATTGGTCCAGCATGTCCATGGAGCCACAGTTCACGGCAATATTGAGTTCCACCACGCGCGCAAGCGTAGCG